TGAAAACCAAAAATATATATCTGGTATATATTTTGAACCAACCAGATAATTAGAAATAATATTAATTATATCCTTATTTAGGTTATTAGATTCTAATAATAATATTACTAATCTCAACCCGTTTATTCGATTTTCTTCTGAATCTAGATTTTCAATAAACTTATAATCTTCTTCTAGTTTTAAAGAATTATAGTCAAACTTTATTTTTTGTTCAATTAGGTCTATTAAATGCTGATTAGATAAATCAAATAAATTATTATAAATAGTATATATTTTGTTATAAAATTTAAAGAACAATCCAATAAATTTATCATCCTTTATCATCTTGGTAAATATTTTTTCTAATATTATATCAAAATCATCTTGTTCAATCTCTAGAAATGTGATAATGAACTCTTTAATAATTTCTTCAAAGTTATCTTTGCTGAGTTTATTGATTAATAGATTGGCCTTGTATTCGGTTTTATTTTTATCATTTTGAAGTTTAATATTCTTCAATAGATTACATTTTAAAATAGGTTTAATATTTTTTTTTTTAGTTTTTTTGGAATAATTTTTTGTGAAGTTTTCTGAAACTATTTTTAGAAACTCACTGTCTAATTCTAAAGTGTCTTTATGATTTTTAAATGATAATAAAAATTCAATTTTCATATAATATTATAATACTTATATTTTTTTAAATACTAACATACTACTTATGTTTTTTTTAAGTATTATAATACTTATGTTTTTAATATTATCATATTTATCAATTAAAATAATTTAAAAATTTTCTAGAATACTTTAATGATCAAGATAACTTTATTCTATTTTATAATTTCGATGTTTGTTGGAATAATGATTTTGTATGTCATACATCCAGAACCTAAAATAATAGTTAAGTATCCAACAATTGATAAAGTTTCAGATACTTTATATAAAGATGATAAAGGCACATGCTATTCGTATGAAAAAACACAGGTTAAATGTTAAATAATCATCAAGTTAAATATAACTTTCTAAAATTATCTTTAGTTACAATATCTATATTTAATTCTTCTGCTTTCTTTACTTTGCCTGTTTTATCTTCTAAAACTTCATCATTTTTAACAATTAATATATTAGTATTTTTCGAGACACTAGTACCTATTTCTACATCCATATCTTTTAGTAATTTCTCAAGATCTTTATCTCTAAATCCTGATAATACTATTATTTTTCCATTCAATTTTGATTTTTTCTTCTTTGTGCTTTTATTTTTAAATTTAACATATTGTTTTATATTATTATAGAATTCTATAAACTTTGGGAAATTCTTGACAAATTGTTGACTAGTCTTATCATCCCATCCTGGAATTTCTTTAATTTTATCAATAAATTCATTTTCAGACCATTTATTATATTCTGTTAGCAAATTAGGGAGATGGTCCAATACTAATTTACATCTTCTTGATCCCATACCATGGCCAAATTGATTAGAAGCAGCCATTAAATTTTCTAACTCAATTCCCTCCGAATTATTTGTCATACTTTCTTTTATAGATTTAATCAAATTCTCTGATGATTTCTCTTTAAATCCATCCACTTCAAGAAAATCTTTTTTAGTTGCTTTAACAATATCTAAAATTGATTTTAAACCATAATCATATATTTTTTCGACTATTTTTTCTCCCATTCCTTTAGTATCCAGTGATGAAAAGAAAAAATATATATTCTTAATATCTTTTTCTCTGGAGTTCTCTTCTGTTGAAATTATATCAACTTTCGTTTTATTCCATTTCCATTTTATATCTGGTAATTCTACTTTACTGGCTGGTTCTAAAACCTTGAGTATTTTTGGAATTACATCCCCGCTTCTAATTAACTCAATTTTTGCTCCTTTTCCTAATTTATTATCAACTACAAACTTTGCATTATAGGCAGTTATTCTCGAAATTGTTACTCCCCCTATTTCAACTGGTTTTATAATAACTACTGGATTTATATAACCATCTTTAGAAATATTCCATTCTAATTTTTCTATAGTCGAGATAGCTTTCTGATCTTCTAAAATATCTTTATAAGCGAAAGCATAATCAGGATTTCCAGTAGTATTTCTTGTATGTAATTCATTATTTGAAACAATAATTCCATCTATTATATATTTAGAAGTAGTCTTTCTTTTCTTAAGATATTCGCTTAAAATATTATAATTAATCTCATCCAATTTCTTAAAGTGCACCGTCCTAAATCCAATTTCATTAGATATCTTAAATTGTTCCAATAATGTTAATTCTGGATCTACAACTTGATAAACTACAAAGTATGTTGACCCAGCCAAGACAGGGTCTATATTTTTACTATTAACTAATCCAGAAACAGTATTTCTAGCATTGCTTTTTGTTGACGCCCATTCAGAATCAAATAATTTTCTACTAATAATTAATTCACCTCTAAATGCAATTATATTATCTGAATTGGTAGTATTTTTAATTTTATTTTCAGTTATATATTTCTTCATTCTTTCAAATGAAGGTATTCTAGTTATATATTTAATAATAGGGGTTATATCAACACCATGCGTAGAAGTTCCTCTAGTATGTAATTTAATATCACCATTTTTTTTATATGTTAAGAGACCAGAAACTCCATCTAACTTTTCTGATATAATATACGACGTTTGGGGATATTTTTTTAACCATTTTTCAAGTTGATTTGAAGGCGGTTTTATTTTATCCATACTACCCAAATGATAATCAAGTTTTACTTTATTCTTAGATTTAACTTGAGAACCAACTGTCTTTAGAGTTTTATTTTTAGGATCTTTATGTCTTAAAAAATCAACAAGCAAGTCGTAAACTGAGTCAGATAACACAGACTCATCGTTAAAAAATTTATCAGATGCGAACTTTATTATTTCTTCTAGTTTAGAAATAGATAATTCTTTGGAGTAATTATAAGGGTCGCCTATAATATTATTAATTGTACTTTCCATTAATAATATTATAATAATTTTAGTTTAAGATAAAATCAATATTTTTAAATTATAGGTTAAAAATAAAATAAAATCTCAGTTAGAAATATATAAAATGTCAGAAAACTTAAAAAATTTATTTATTGTTTTAATTATTGCTGGTATAATTGTATTTATTACAAACAGTATACCACAAAATAGTAAAAAACAGGAGAATTTTGATTTCTTAACTAAATTAGTTTCAGGTATAGATAATATGGATTCCAAAGAATTAGACGAGTATGAAAAATCATTAGATGATGATAAAGCTGATGAAATTGTGGACGAGCTAAATAGTGATATAGACGATGATGAAATTGATGAAGATGTTATTAATCCTGTAGAAGAAGAAACAAATTATGCACTAATTGATGAAGAGATACATTCTAACATTAATAAGAAAATAAATTCTAATGCTAGTTCTAATCTAATATTAAATAAAAGCAATCAAGATGAATATAATGATGAACAATATAATGATGAACAATACAATGATGAACAAAATAATGATTTACAACAACTTGAAAATGAAGAAGAATTTAAACAATATCTATCAAAAGGCGAAAGTTCAAAAAATAAAAAGGATGATTATCAAGTAGGACCATTTGTAGATGATGAATTACAAAGATTCCTACTTTCTGAAGAAGGAGAAATTGAAAACAATAATGGAAGTAAAAATGCTTTATTACGTGATGAAAATATAATGCAATCTAAATATTTTGACGAGGAAATAGAAGATGAAGATAATATAAAACAACATTTAGATTATACCGACGAAGAACAAACCTTAAATAAACTTATTCATAATAGAGATAATGAAAGATTAACTAACATTAAAGAAATTAAAGTATATTTAACTAAAAAATACTCTTCTATTTATCAAGAATATCCAGAAATGTTACCATACATTATTCAAAAATTAAAAGAAGAATTATCAAATAATCCAAATGGTTTAACATTAACCATTACCAATAAGGTTGTTAAATCAATTATTGGTAACTATAATAAGGATGAAATAGATGAAGAAACTACCGATTATATTAAACCTTTTGCCGAAGAAGAATATCAATATAATGAGGAGACCGTATTCAATCCTACTAAACAAAATAAGCATAATAATTACGTTAAAGAGGACGAGGAGGAAGAATATTATGATGATGAAGTTATTGGAAAATATAAACATTCACATAAACATTCCCATTCACATAAGCATGAGCATACTCACAAAATAAGGAAAAATCAAAAGAAGGGTACAATTTATGTAGAAGACGAATTACCAAGATATGATTTGAATGAGGAAGAAGAAGAAAATTATGCATCAATTGATGTTGAACAAGAATTAAATGATGAAATGAGAGTATATGATGAAAACTTACAAAATGTAAAAACCTCACGTGATAAAGCTTTAAAAAAGGTAGTTACAAATTTATGTAAAACAATTTATCAATATGATGAAAGTATAGACGAAGAAATACCAGTTAAAAAAATTAATAAAAAAGTTTTATCTAAAATATTAAAACAGGTTAATAATCTAATTCCATATTATACAACCAATGATGAAACATATGACGAAAGTCTTGATGAAGAAATGATTAGTAGCAAAGTAACATCCAAAAAAGATATTCAACAAGAATTATTAGAAAAAGTTTTAACTCATTTAAATTATGAAGAACATGATGAAACATATGATGAAACATACGATGAAACTAAAAAAATTAATCAAATCAAGAAAACTTTAAAAGTAATTAAGAAACACCTAAAGAAACATACAACAACAGATGAAGAAACTTCAAATTTAATGACAGAAAAAGAACTTAAATTAGAAAATAATATTGATTATCAGTCATATTTTAATGATGAAGAAGATGAATATAGATTTCCAATTGAAGAAGAATTAAAACAACGATTTGTAGATGAAGAATCAGGTCCAAAAGAAAAGTTATATCCACAAGAATTTGATATGAATGAAGAACTTTCCCAAGAATATGGAGAACAAAATGAAGAACTATATGGAGAACAAAATGAAGAACTATATGGAGAACAAAATGAAGAACTATATGGAGAACAAAATGANGAACTA